GGAACCGTTCGAACGTGGCCTCCCTTGCCGACCAGATCAACAATGGCCCAATGCTCTTCGCGCTGCTGGAAATGATCCAGTGTCAACGCCACGGCTTCACGCTTCTTCAACCCACACGCCAGTAGCAATGCGAGCAAGGCTCGGTCGCGTTTTCCTTTCAGTCGCTGAGGAGCGGGTGCTTGCCAAAGAGCATGGCCTTGCTCTGCCGTTAACCAATTCCCGAGGCGCATGCCCAGCTTCTTCACCCCTTTGACGCGACGAATACCGGCAGTCAAATCGGCGCTTGCTGGTCTTTGCCCTGAAAAAGCTGAAGCTCGGCGAACCACTGATAGACAGCGTACGTAATTTTCGTCCGACTCGCGTCGTCCTGGTTTTGAACGACCGGAACGTTAGCGTCGAGAGCTTCGAAATATGCCTGCTTGCGGTCTCTGGCGGCGATCGCCTCACCGAGGTCGTCGCCAACATACTCCCACGGACGAGTGCCGTCAGCGAGCGAATACCGCAGGAAATTAGGGACCAGTGAGGTCGGCGGGGCGGCGCCCACGACCGAGATTGACCTTTTGATACCGGCGAGACTTGCCTTTGCCGACTTGGCGATAGAGAGTGACTACCATATTGCCTCCAGTGACTAATACCGTGCGGAGGCAAATGTGAAATTTGGTAGTCAGTTGGCAGTCACATACTGTAAATAGCAGAAATTAAAGGTCTGGCGGAGGGCGCAGTCTCGCGCTAACCCTTCTCCGCGAGAATTCCCTGCTAACAGGGAAAAATACAGGGGAATTTGCGAGATTTTGGCCTTCGAAGTCGCCTTCTTACTCTCTAAACGGCAGATTCTGCTGGAGAACTCGCTGTGGTCGGGCCAAATCGAACAGGGAATTATCAGGGACGTATCAGGGAATTAAATTCCCTGATAGGGATCTGTTGCAGGGAGAAATTCCAAGAACTACCGCGCCGAAGGGAACCCAAACTGTTTGCGCTGCTCAGACCAACTCAACGGGATGTGCTGGCACAATTTTTCGAAGGTCAGGTCGAGTGGTTGACGACCTTCCAGTATCGCCTCGACAATATCCGGCGCAAGGAACGCGCAGGCGAAAACCTTTCCGACGTAACGCTCCGTCAGTCCGGCATGTCGGGCTAGCGATCTCAAGTCCGTGGCCTTGCCTAGCAGCACTCTATCGTACCAGGCATGCGCTCGCGCAACGGCTTTTACCAGGGGAAGCTTAGGATTTCTTGCGGATACCGTTACGGCAGAGTTCGGAGCAACGACCAAGTGAACTTCACCACCACAGCGCTTCCGCTTGGCTTCGATTGTCAAACAGATCAGGTCGTTTGCATCAATGGGCTTTCGCGCGCCTTCGAGATTGCTTGCAGTGAACTTATCGCTGTTTCGAGGATCGGACGCAGGTCAGTCCGGCTGACCAGCACCTGAATGTTGTTCTGGTGGATGACCACTCGGCGGATAAACGAGGCCAATAGGTCTCGGACCTCATCTGGGCGGAGAACTGGCCACCTCGCAACAAGTTTCTTAGCAGCATCTAGCAATTGTCGAATCGTGGCCGGACTTTCCTCGCCTGGGCCGAGTTCTTCGAATACGTCAGCGTCAGAGTTCAGGAAAGAGTGAAGTCTTTCGATGACCCGTGTTTCCACCTCGTGCGCTGGCAACCGAGTTGGGCCGGTAGGCTGTCCAGCAGGATTCTTGATGACAATCTGGGACACATAGTATCGATACCGTCGCCCGTTCTTGATCGTGAACGATGGGGTAAAACGATTGCCATTCGCATCCTCGATCAAACCCGTGAGCAGACTCGAGGATCGCTCCCTGACACGATTACGGCACGTCCGAAGATTACTGCTCAACTGGGACTGGACCTTGTCCCACAGTTCTCTGGGCACGATGCCTTGGTGTTCTCCGGCGTACCAGCGATCGCGGTGCCGGATTTCACCGATGTAAAGACGATTCCGTAGCAGACTGTACAAGGCGCCCCGGGCAAAGGAAGCACCTCCCAGCCGAGCGCCGGTTCGGGTGATCCAAACCTTGCTCCTGACGTGTTCGCGGTCGAGTTGAACCGCCAGCTTCGATACGCAGCCCACTTCTAGGTAAAGCGAGAAAACCGCGCAGACGAGTTGGGCTTCTTCGAGGTTCGGAACCAGCTTACGTGCCTCAAGATCGTACCCGAGCGGTATCAGGCCACCCATCCACATCCCTTTTCGCTTGGAGGCAGCGATCTTGTCGCGGATTCTTTCTCCCGTGACCTCTCTTTCAAACTGTGCGAAAGAGAGTAGAACATTGAGCGTGAGCCGGCCCATCGATGTGGTGGTGTTGAACTGCTGAGTGACGGATACGAAAGAGACTCCGCGGGAGTCCAAGGCTTCCACGATCTTGGCAAAATCCGACAGGCTACGGGTTAGGCGATCGACCTTATAGACAACGATGGTATCGACCTTGCGGTTTTCGATGTCCTTCAACAATTGTTTAAGCGCGGGTCGATCCATGCTCCCGCCCGAATATCCACCATCGTCGTAGCGGGGCGGGAGCGCTCGCCAGCCTTCCTGTCGCTGACTCGCGATGAAGGCCTGGCAAGCTTCCCGCTGCGCGTCGAGCGAATTGAAAGCCATTTCCAACCCTTCTTCGGAAGATTTGCGGGTGTAAATCGCGCAGCGAATGATTGGCTTAGGCTCGGAGTTCATTTGCCCTCCTGGAGTACAGACGCGTTGCGCTTTAGACCGAAGAAAAGTGGCCCTGACCACCGGGTGCCCGTGATGAGCCGCGCGATCTCGGAAAGGCTTTCGTATTGAGCGCCTCTGTATTCATAGGTTTCGGTCCCCACGTTCACCACATGGACTTGCTCTTTCCACTGGCGCACGAGGCGTGTCCCGGGCTCGATTGGCGGCCGAGTTGAAACTGTTGCATTGCAGCCGGCTTCGAATGCATTTGAGAGCCGGCGAAGCCGACGGCAGCGAGCGTCTCCGAGTCCACCAAACTCCTGCTCCTGCAAGCGTTGAGCAACCATCCGAAGTATTAGATCTCTTCGCATTTCAAGCGGTGGCTCTCGCTTGAAAAGCTCTTGCCAAAGTTTGCACAGAGCGGGTTTGCTCAAATAAGGCAGGTGAGATAGGCGTTCCTCTTTAGCATCGGGCATAGCTTCTCCTTTACTGGGATCAGCAACATTCCCGCTCGCTTTCGAGGAAAGTTCAAGTTGAATCTGAGCAGCAACTGCGCGCATTTATCTTGACTTGCGGCCTACGGAATGCTCCTGAGAGCCCGGGCAGTTGATGCGAGCAGAACGACCGCGTTAAGAAGCCCCAAGCCTCTGCTCTAACTAAAAAGGGGATTAATTCAAGAACACATCTTTTCCAAATTTGAAGACCGAACGCACAACCACTTTTCTTCCGCCGGTGTGGCTGGCTAAAATGGCGTATGGCTCGTCACGCATGCAGTCCGACTCCCGTGGGTTCTCCGGGTCCGGAACAGACATCTGCTGTGAGGTAAGGGACGATGAAATACAAGAGTAATCGCTTGCAGAATTCGGACGGCAAAACCAAGCAGACGGTGAGACTTGACTATCAAAAGTTCTTTTCCCACCTGAGAGAAAATGGTACTGCCTCTGAGCGATTGTTGCCCTTGCTGCGTTCCATAGACAGACGAGCAAGCCTAGAGGTCGCCAACTTTGTAGGCAGCTATCTCCAGAGCTCACAGTCAGACAAAGACTTCCTGAACCGCAGCCAAAGAGCAAAACGAATAAAGAAAATGTTACCGCTTACCATCAAAAGCTTACGCAAGGCTGCGGCAAGCTACAGAGAACTTGCGGCCATCGAGATTCCCGGAGCCGGCTCAATAATCAATGCTCGCGCGCCTAGCTGGGTAAAGGCAATGCCCGATCTGGCTGACGTCATGGACCAGGAAGCGGCAAGATTCACTGTGCTACTGGAAGTATCTAAGAAGCTTTACAACAAGAAGCGCTTCGGAGTTCTGAGGAATCATTTGTGGTTGATCTTATTGCAAGAGTTTGTGGCGGTCTGGACTAAGATGGAGCTAGGTAAGGAAAAGTCACTTCTCCCCACTGACATTGCCGATCTCATTACCGCAGGCAAGATCGCGCTCGGATGGCCTGAGGATAATACTGAAACCGATCCAGAAGATATCCGCAAAGCTATTTCCAACTTCCGTTCAAATCCAGCAAACAGGTGGATTGCGACTGACGGCGTAAGGCCCAAGGTGAACGTTTTCTGCCAGGGCCTGAAGCACATGCCATTTTGGTCAGGAATCGAAATCTGACAAAGATCGGATTTTCGTTTCCTTCCTTGTTTTGGAATCATGTCGTAGGCTCCGGGAATAGGTTTCCCGCTCTCGGGGTTCCACGCGGAGGACGAACGGACATGATTTCAAGCTTCAGGGCGAAAACTGCGGACAACGCCGCATGTGCCAGTCTGCATAATCGGCAACTCTCGATAGAATGGGTTCCGATTAATGAGCTTGTACTGAATCCCAACAACCCACGAGTTCACAGCGAGAAGCAAATACGGCAACTCGCTGGCAGCATAAAAGCATTTGGCTTCAACGCTCCCATCCTGATCGATGCCCATCTGAAGATCATCGCCGGTCATGGCCGCGTCCAAGCAGCAGAGCAGCTGGGCATGGAATACGTGCCCACTATCCGGCTTGAACACTTAACCGCCGCTCAAGCGATGGCGTTCACCATCGCCGACAATAAGCTAACCGACAATTCCGAATGGGACGAAAGATTGCTGGGTCAGCAATTGAAAAGTCTTTCCGAGGTCGAGCTGAACTTCAGTTTAGAAACGATAGGTTTCGAGATGGGCGAAATCGATGTCCTGATCGAGGGAGTTTCACCCCCAACTCAGACTGACTCCGACCCCAGTAATGCGATACCGGAAATCAATCGAGCAACGCAAGTCAGCCACACTGGCGATCTTTGGTTACTCGGACGCAACCGCGTTTTTTGTGGCAATTCTCTGATTCATAGCACCTACTCAACTTTGATGAATGGTGCACGGGCAGCAATGCTGTTCACAGACCCTCCCTACAACGTCCCTATCTCAGGACATGCCACGGGGCTCGGCGCGATTCAGCACAAGAATTTCAAAATGGCCTCAGGCGAAATGAGCGAGGCCGAGTTCACAGATTTTCTTGCGCAAGCCTGCACTCTGATGGCTGCTCACACGCTTGAAGGGTCCCTGCACTTTCTTTGCATTGACTGGCGGCATTTGGGTGAACTGCTCGTCGCTGGCAAGCAGGTTTATTCCGAGCTGAAAAACGTCTGTGTTTGGGTTAAGGACAATGGCGGGATGGGTTCGCTGTACCGCAGCCAGCATGAGCTGATACTCATTTTCAAGCACGGCAAAGAGGGTCATTCGAACAACGTGCAGTTGGGGCGCTTCGGTCGCTATCGCACCAACGTGTGGAACTACCCGGGGGTGAACTCCTTTTCGCGAGCGACAGACGAAGGCAACTTGCTTGAGTTACACCCGACGGTGAAACCTGTGGCCTTGGTCGCTGATGCGATTATGGATTGTTCCGCAAGGGCCGGGATTGTACTCGATCCATTTCTTGGAAGCGGCACCACCGTCATCGCTGCCGAACGGACGGGTCGCATTTGTTACGGAATCGAACTCGACCCAGTCTATGTCGATACCATCATCCGACGTTGGCAATCGTTCACCGGGTTATCGGCAACCCATGGCAGTTCGGGGCGAAGGTTTGCTGAGCTGGAGGAGGCATCTCATGCCAAGTAATGGGCGGGATGCCGAACGGACCAGCAATAGACAGGTCGGCTACTGCCATCCTCCCGAATCGGCACGGTTCAAAAAGGGGGAATCCGGGAATCCGAAGGGCCGTCCGAAGGGATCTTTAAATGTCGCAACGGTCTTCATCAAGACCTTGCGCGAGAAGGTCGTAATCAACGAGAACGGCCAGCGTAAGACGGTGACGAAGCTCGAGGCTGCCATCAAGCAACTCGTCAACAAGGCAGCTTCCGGAGAGTTACCCGCTCTTCGGCACTTGGTCGAGTTGGCGCGTGATAGTGAGGCGAGGCAGAACATGCCCGGAGTGCAGAACCCAGTTATCGGGGAACTCGATCAGGAAGTGATTGATGGCATCCTGAAGCGCTTCCAGGGAGCGGAAGAGCAAGGACAATGATTGGGGCAGGCCAACAATGATGACGATCAGCGCAGTGGAATACCAAGCCATCACTCGCCATGATTTTTATACGTTCATCGACCGTAGTTTTCGCGAACTCAATCCGCAGGTCTTATTCCTGAGCAATTGGCACATTGAGCTAATCGCAGCCCAACTCGAGCGCTGTCGTCGAAGTGAAATCAGACGGTTGATCATCAATGTGCCGCCCCGCTCGCTCAAGTCCCACTGTGCAACGGTCGCATTTCCCGCCTTTCTCTTCGGTCATAATCCGAGCGCCCAGATCATCTGCGCCAGCTACGGACAGGATCTGGCTAACAAGCATGCCATGGACTGCCGCGCACTCATGGCCAGTGTGTGGTACCAGAATCTTTTTGGCGCTCGCCTTTGCTCGCAACGGCAAGCCTTGCAGGAACTCACTACCACCCAGCAAGGCTTTCGCTTAGCCACCTCGGTGGGTGGAGTGCTCACCGGACGAGGGGCGGACTTCATTATTATTGATGACCCGCTCAAGCCCGAGGAGGCCCTCTCCGAAACTCAGCGTAGAACGGTCAATGACTGGTTTGACCACACCCTGTACAGCCGCCTGAACGATAAGCGCACCGGCTGCATCATTGTTATCATGCAGCGGCTGCACGAGGACGATCTCGTCGGACACGTGCTGGAGCAGGAACACTGGGAACTGCTGCGCCTGCCGGCGATTGCCGAGCAGGATGAAACCTACCTGGTTCAATCGCCCTTTGGCACCCGCACCGCCCGGCGGCGAGCGGGCGAAGCGCTGCACCCTGAGCGCGAGCCCTTGGAGGTGCTTGCGAACCTGCGTCGGGCCCAAGGCGAGTATAACTTTGCCGGACAATACCAGCAGCAGCCTTCCCCTCTGGGTGGCGGAATGGTCAAGGCCAGTTGGTTCAAATCTTATCCCTCAAATGACTTGCCCGTGCAGTTCGAACTGATTTACCAGAGCTGGGACACGGCGAACAAAGCTACAGAACTGAGTGATTTCAGCGTGTGCACTACTTGGGGAATCAAGGACAAGAAACTCTATCTGCTCGACGTGCAGCGCGAACGGCTGGATTATCCCGATCTGAAGCGTGCGGTTGCTCGACAGGCAGCAAGATTTAACCCGAAAAATATCCTGATCGAAGACAAGGCTTCCGGCACCCAGCTGATCCAAGAACTGAAGCAGGACGGGGTGCACGCGGTCACTAGCTACGATCCTCAGGGATTGGACAAAATCATGCGGCTTCATTCTGTTACTAGTACGATCGAAAATGGGTTCGTATACTTGCCAGAAAAGGCAGAGTGGCTGGATTCCTACCTCCACGAGCTAACAACGTTTCCAACCGGGAAGCACGACGACCAAGTCGACTCCACTTCGCAGGCGCTGGACTGGGCGAAGCTGCGGCTGGTCGAGCCGGGGTTCTTCGCGTACTTGCGGCTGGAGCACGAAAAGCTCCAAGCTCAACAGCGGACCCGCAGCTTCGAAGGGCCGAATTTCAAAACTCTCCTCTGGCGGGGCGCTCGGTGGTGATTCTTAGGTCCACGAATTCCTGTGCTAGGCAACAATTCGATTGCACCCAGCCAGTGGTCTCCCGCTCCTGTTTTCCTGGTAAGTTGTTGGTAACAGGATAAATTGTCGCTAGCAAGCGAATGGGTACCGAGAGTTTGAATCCTTCCTTCTCCGCCAGTCCTTGTTTCCCCTCTGAGCCCGACTGAAAAGCTTTCGCACGACCGTAAGTGATTGACTACGAGTGAGGGCGGCTCGGAGTGCGTCAGACGCTTTTCAAGTACGCGGATGGCCTTATTTTCAAGATCAGTTCTTGGGCGAAGTGTTGCCACGCGGAGACCCCGCGGTTCAGGGTACTGTGCAGTAGTTGAAGCTAAGTCCCACTCTATGAGTGAGTGGCGGAGAGAGTGGGATTCTATTATCGCCGTTACCGCAACGTGAGGTGATGCCTACACTTGCACGATAATACCCTGTATTTATGCTGGTTACAAACACATTCGAACACAGGCCGAAGTCTCCACGGTCTACGCAATACCCTGTAGTTCGGAGAAAAACGGTATCACTGGTATCAGTAGGCAAAGGATTAAGGCTGTAGAAAAGCCTTTCACCTTGAGAGACAAAATTCATAGGTCTGACTCGAAAAGTGGAGTCGTAGTACTTTACTCAATCACTACGCGCCAGTAAAGCACCGCACTCGGTAGATGGTTTAAGCCCATCCATCACTAGTTCTCCTGCATATTCGTTGTGTTACGTTGCCTTGAAATCCGGACAGCCAGGCTTAACCAATCCTCATGGATTCTTCTCTGCCTGCTGCACCCACTGTTTGATCGCAGGACTCAATGTTCCTACGATCGTTAATTTTTCT